AACCTGCATAGGTAAATACCTTGTAGACAAAAAGCCTGATGTAATTATATGTATAGGGGACTTCGCTGACATGGAGTCCCTTTCTTCTTATGATGTGGGTAAAAAGTCATTTGAAGGTCGTAGCTACCAAAAAGATATTTGGGCTGCTAGAGAGGCTATGGATGCCCTTCTACAGCCTATATATGACTACAACAAACAAGCTAAAAGTTTTAAACACAAACAATACAAACCTAGGATGGTTCTAACCCTAGGCAACCATGAAGACCGTATTAATCGTGCTATCAACGAGGATAGGAAACTAGACGGCCTTATCTCCATTGATGACTTGCCTTACCAAGACTGGGAAGTTATCCCATTCCTAGAGGTTATCGTCATTGACGGCATAGCTTACGCTCACTACTTTACATCGGGTGCTATGGGCAGACCTATCTGTTCTGCTGCTGCGTTATTGACAAAGAAACATATGAGTTGTTTTGCAGGGCATATGCAAGGACGGCAAGTAGCTTATGCAATGAAAGCAGATGGTTCTGAAATGAGCGCAATCATATGTGGGAGCTGTTACGAGCATAGCGAGGCTTATTTGGGAGCGCAAGGAAATAATCATTTTAGAGGCGCATACATGCTTTACGATGTGGAAAATGGGAGGTTTGATGAACTCCCATTAACCCTTAAGTATTTAAAAAGTAAATACGGTCAAGACTTATAAGAAAATTCTTTATGGTATTTGCTGATTGCTGATAAAGACATACAGCAAGCTTCAAAAAAGTCAATTGTATATCCTAAATGAATTTGCTTTCCATTAAGCTTGATATAACTTTTCCATTTTGACTTTGATTTAGACCAGCTAACATTTTTAACTTTAGAAGTGTTACTTGTGGATATTTTTGTATTAAATGCGTTTTGCTGTTTTGTTGCAGGTCGTAAATTTACAAGCCTGTTATCGTCTTTTATATTATTGATGTGATCTATGTATTCTGGAATATATCCATGAACATATAACCATGCTAAACGATGCGCTCTATATTCTTTTTGGTTTATTCCAATAATGATATATCCGTTGTCATTTATAGACCCTGCTACTGTGTTTTTATTTACACCTTTTTTAGATTTAATCCAAGTAAATAAACCAGTAGTGGCATTGTAATGTATTTGTGCTTGTAATTCTGCTTGTGTGAGCATGATGTATCCTTGTACGAAATTGAGTGAGTGTGTTGGCTATCTAATGGTACAAGCAAAAGATACTTACCTGCTCTCCAGCAACCAACACTCTCATTATACACATTTTGAGGAAAAAGTCAAGGCAAAAATATGATTAAGGTTAAAGTGTGCGAATGTTGTGGGGAGCCATACCAAGTAGACGATGTTGACGAGGATTTAGGTGTTTGTGGCGAATGTAATCCATTTGACCCAGATTTAATTGGAATTATTGATATTGAGGATGAGATATAATGGCTGACCCATTAGATTTTTTTAAAAGAACAAGGGATTTATATCCTGGTGAAGACCAGTATTTTAAATCTAATCCACAAGTAGGTGGCATGGCTACTGAAGACCAGTATGTAGTTTTAAATCCATACTCAAAATTATCCCCACAAGAAAAATCTGCTGTTCATGTTAATGAGGCTGCTCGTTTATATATGAATAAAAATGGTGTGCCAAATGTAAGTTTAACTAGAGAACAAGAGCAAAATCTTTCTGGACTTGGTGCATACGCTAATGCTGACCCACAGTATAGAAAAGCCACTATGATGGCTAGAATACTGTCTGGAGATAAAACTGGAGGAATTCCTACAATGGAGCAATCTGAAGCCTTAAAACCAATGTTATTTTTAAAGGATTTAATGAAATGATAGGTGAATTTATAGCAACATTGTTTTTAGCTAGAGATGTAGCACACAGAGAACACCTACGCACTAAAAGTTATTCTCAACACAAAGCATTAGGCCATTTCTATGAGGACATAGCTGGCCTAGCTGACAAGCTTACAGAAGCCTACCAAGGCCGTTATGGGATCATTAAAGAGATACCTATACTAACCGAAGAAGAGAAGTATAAAGAGCCTTTATATTGCATAGCTGGCAAATTAGCTTACATAGAGAAAAACCGTTACAAGTGCATACCTAAAGAGGATTCTGCGTTACAGAACATTGTGGACGAGGTAGTAGGCGAGTTCTTGAGCCTAATCTACAAGCTTGAGAATCTTAAATGAAGTTGAGCGATCACTTTACGCTTGAGGAGCTAACCTTCTCACAAACAGCAGTTCGCAACGGTATAAACAACAACCCATCCCAAGCAGTTAAAAACAACCTTAAAACACTAGCTGACAATCTTGAAAAAATACGCACATTCTTAGGCTATCCATTACGCATTAGCTCTGCCTTTCGTTGCATGGAGCTTAATCGCAAGATAGGTGGTTCAGTCAACTCTGCTCACATGGACGGTCTAGCTGCTGACTTTACTTGCGAGAAGTTTGGCAAACCTATTGATGTCGTGAAAGCATTACACAAGTCTGGCATTAAAGTAGATCAAGTGATTGAGGAAGGCACATGGGTTCATGTATCGTTTGACCCTAAAATGCGTCAGCAATTCTTAACAGCAACCTTTATGAACGGCAAACCATCTTACAAACCCTTTAAGGAGTAGTTATGAAAGCATTTTTATTAGCCCGTGGTAAAGAATCATCTACATGGAGGGGTCTAGTAGCCCTTTTAACAGCCGTAGGCTTGACTTTATCACCAGAGCAAGGTGAAGCTATTGTCGCACTCGGTTTAAGCGTTATAGGCGCTATTGGCGTGTTTACAGCAGACAAATGAAATACCTATTAGCAATCATAGATAGGCTGCTTGCTCTATACCAAGAGTGGGCAGCTAAAAAGGAGCAGAAAGATGTGCAACAAGAAAGTGAGCAAATTGAGGCAGCTCCTGCTGATTGGTTTGAGCAGCACTTTGATAGCTTGCACGACTACCATGCCAAAGCCGTATCCCCTCAAACCGACCCTCAACATCCAAAAGATTGATGGCGGTATGTGTCTAAGCAAAGAGGACACAGCAAAGCTTGGTAAATATATACTTGAATTGGAAAGACGATAATGGCAGACCGTAAAAAACTAGCTAAAGCATTGTTAAGCGAAACAAGCTTTGTAGGGCAACCTGTTCCAGGCATGATTGATGCTAAAGCAATAGCAGAGCAAGAGGCCATTAAACGCTATGGCAAAGACACAGAGCATAACGGTGCTGCTGACGCATTTAGGCATTTAGTTTGGTCTGGTATGGCTGCTAAAAAATACGGTAACGCAGTGCCTACTGTGTTAGGTGCAGTGCATGAGTTTATTGAACCTGGGCAACCTGAAGCTGAAGCTAACATGGACGCAACAAATAACAAGTATGGCCGTTACATTGGCTCTGACGCTAAAGACTTACAGCAAATCATGGATCGTGCCAAATTGCTAATGGATTACAAAATAGCACCAACATTAAAATAGTGCTTTTCACTAGCTTGCATTAATAGTTCCACCGATGTGTAAAAACCTTGATTCTGTTACTATGTATTTGTTCAATGCAAAAAAGTTTGTGTTGAATAATTTGTGAATTATTACAGATAAAGGAAATTATCATGTGGACATCACCAGCAGCTACAGAAATGCGTTTTGGCTTTGAAGTAACCCTCTATGTTATGAATCGTTAATACTTGTGTTATAGTAGTAAAGCTACCAGAATGACTTAGCGGTCATGTTCGGCTTCAGTAACCGACTGGTAGCATCTAAAATCTTACTGACCTTAAACTGAAAGGTATTATATGAAAGTCGCTAGAAAACCTATTGATTTAGAAAATCTATCTAAATTATTCAATTACGACAATGGCAACCTATATTGGAAAGCAACTGGCAAAAAAGCTGGCACTTTAAGAAAAGAAGGTTACATTGTTATTCAAGTAAACAATATTCGATACTACGCTCATAGACTAATATGGTCTTTGTTAAATGGTGAAATACCATCAGATAAGCACATTGACCACATTAATAGAAATAAGTATGACAATACAATTGAAAATTTAAGATTAGTTACTAACAGAGAAAATGCTTTAAACAAGCCAAATAAACCAAGCAATACTGGCATTTATGGCGTATCAAAAGACAGAGATTATTATAAAGTTAGCTTTACAGTAAATAACAAATCTATTCATGTTGGTAATTTTAAAGACTTAGCAAAAGCTGAAGCGTGTGCTAAAGAATATGTTATGAATAAATAATTAAACGCAAAAAAGTGATATATCTATAGGCGGTTAAGCCGACATTAGAGGATGTAGTAAGTAACGAGTTTTTCGGCTTTCTGCGTTACATGTAACAACTACCAAATCTACGCCTTACTTGTTTTATAAGCAATAAAC